GTACGTCTGGCGTGGTATTATCTGCTTCATCAATAATGATAACTTTGTGACGAGACTCAGATGTAAGAGAAACAGTACTAGCAAAGGTCTTTGCCTGATTGCGTACAGTGTCCAGGAATCTACCCTCATCAGACCCATTAATGACATAAAAATCTGCTCCTAACTCATGACATAGTGCCTTTGCGATGGTTGTTTTACCTACACCAGCACTACCTGCCAGTAAAAGGTTAGGAATTTCACCCTGCTCTAAGAATCCTTGGAATAATTTCTTGGTATTCTCTGGAAGGATACAGTCCTCAACAGTATGAGGACGATACTTCTCCACCCACAAGAATAATTTATCGGAGCTCATAATTTGAATTAATAATTACACGGTTAGCATGTTGCGAGGGGGAATGACCCGTGTGAATTGTTGCTCCATCAAAGATTAGCAATCTATTTGCCTTAGGTGTTATCCTATCCATGATGGTCAACTCACCTTCATGTGGTGTCTTCTCATTATAGAGGATCGTATCACCATCTGAATCATTAACGTAATAAATTGCAGCCCAGTGCTCAGTATCCTTATCATCTACATGTGGTTTATGCATGAACCCCTCAGGATTATACAGTGTCATATCTAACCTTGCCTTTACCAATTCATTCTTGACAGGAATAGTATCACTTATCTGAAAGAATAACGGTAGGAGAAAGTTATCATGAGGGTCTCTCACTCTCTCAAATGGAGTCCAGATGGTACGAGTGAAACCATGGTTACCTAACTTGGGATTTGTCTCCCCAGTGATGTCCTTATTGAAGAACCACTCCACATAAGGACTGTTAACGTATTCCAGTATCGCTTCATGATACCTAGGACTCAGAAAGTCATCAAGGCTCGAGTGCGATGTAGTAGGAGAGGTCATTATGTGATAGAGATGTGAAACTTGCTATGTTTTTGCGACTAATCGTGACATGATACGATGCGTCAATCAACTTAAGGTTTTCAACCTTGAAACAGTAACAGAAATTAAGTCTAGCTTCATTTATATTCTCTATATCTTCAAACGTTACCTTCTTAAGAGGTAATGAGAAGACATTAGAGGTGTCATTCTTCTTATCCTTGACACAGACACTATACTCACCCTGGAAACCATAGATACAGAGGTCTTCTACCCCATAAATCTTTGCTGCTTGCATCAACTGGTTAATATCTGCTTGTGGCAGGTCAAAATGGAGATCCTTTTCAGGTAGGTCACCATTAAACTCAGGTGGTGTTACAATAACACTAGGGTCACTGTAATAGAAGACAGTTTTACCCTTAGTCTCTTCATCAAAGACAATTACCTTCTTATTATCTGGGAAATTCAAGTATGGTTGCTTGAATAGTGACAATGCCCCTAGAAATAGAGGTAAATCATAGATTGCCATCTGCTCAGGGATAAATTCCCTGATAGTAGTCATCGAAATGATGTTTTTGTTAACTGAAATGGTTTGAAGATCCTTACCAGCAGGGATAACGATGCTCTTATTAATTGTACTATAGTTTCTAAGCAAATCAATCGTTGCCTTGCTTAGTTTAACTGTCTTTGCGCTTTGAATTTGATCGGAAGTTGCCATATCAGTATTTTAAATCTTCGGATGGAGTTTGGATCTCAGTGTCGCCTGGATAGGTACATCCTGAGAAGTAATATAATAGGATAGCATAATGAATGATTTTTAGCAAGTCCTGCTTCTGCTGTCCCTTCTTTCTATAACGAGATGCATACTTAATGATGTTAGACTGACAGAAATGCTCTGCCGTGCCTATAGATTCAAGGAGATCCAATGTCTGAACCTCCTTTTTATCATCAGAAGTATAATGACCTCGGTAGGTGCTGGAAATATAATCCTGCACCACCTTAATAGTGTCATCTTCTCTGTACTTCATACTAATCGCTTCCTAATAGGTTGTCAAGGTTCTCGATGTCAACCTCGTTATCTATCTTATCATATAATTCTAAGAATGACTGCTTTGTTTCGTCATCGAAACGATTCAGACACACCGTGATTGCCTTCAGTCTATCAGAAAAGATGGAGAATGCACGAATTATGTGGACTAACCTACGTGTGGAGATAACTTCATCCACTCCACCTTCAGCGAAGGTCTTACGAATGATGTCAGCCCATGACGTGAGGTTAGCAATATACTTATCATCACAACAGTCAAGCTCTTTACAATAGTTGTTAAGCATCCTGACTTCAGTAGCAGGTTTGGGATAGTCCTGCTCAAATGTGATGGGGAATCTCTCTAAGAATGCTTCGTTAAGCACGTTAGTTCCAATAAATCTCCCGTCCTCGGATCCCTTACCTTTAGTGTTAGCAGTTGCGACGACGGTGAATCCGTCTTTTGGTTGGACGTATCGTCCGACTTTCTTGAGGAAGACTCCTTTTCCTTCCAAGATAGACTGTAAGCAGAGAATTTTATTACTGGCAAGGTCGAGCTCATCAAGGAGCAAGACACATCCTCTTTCGAGTGCTTCGATGACTGGGCCATTGTGCCAGATGGTGTTACCATCAACAAGACGGAAACCGCCAATAAGATCGTCTTCATCAGTCTCTACTGTAATGTTTACTCTAATCAAATCACGTTTTGCTTGAGCACATGCTTGCTCTACACCAAAGGTTTTACCATTACCTGATAGACCAGTGATGAATATAGGATAGAAAATCTTAGACTGAAGAATCTTCTTCAAGTCATTGAAACTTCCAAAAGGTACGAAGTGATTATCTTTCTGTGGTATCAAATTCTTAACTTCAGGAGGTACTAATGTTACTGTCTGCTCTAGTTGCTGACGTGCCTCCGCTACGGTCAGATTCCAGGCACCACGCTTAACCTTAAACTCGCTAAGGTACTTAGTGACTGTCTGATATGTGATGTTAAACTTGTCGCATGCCTTTAAGAGTTGCTCAGTCTTAACATCAACCCCAAACTCACCTACGAGGAAGTCCCTAAGGTCTTCAGTTGTTACATTACATAGTTGTGGCATTGAATCCCTTTGTTTGTATACACATATTATAACCCCTCTTGAGCAAGAGTGGGGTCCAACCATGACGGTTTGTGATCTGTCCTAAGGTAGTTGGTATGTATCCATGGTTTAGTGCTGAGGTACATCCTATATGCAGTCACAGTATCAATAGTATTATCATACTTCAAATCATCAGGCATTGCCCTAACAAATGGTTTATGTTTCTCTGGACACCCATCAGGTGCTACCAGGGATGCTAATCTTATAGTTCTTTCACATGCATGCTTCTTATTAAACCTGCTTTCATACTCATTACACAAGGAAATGCCATGCTGTAACAACCATTGAAGGTTATCATCATGTGCTGCTACCCATTTAGTGCAAGGATGATTTCTAAATGCACCCTTCTCTACATTGTATGGTATATTATCTGCCTTCAATACTGGTCCTATACAATGGTACCATTTACTATACACCAGTGCTAACATTTGACATGTTTCGACTGGCATCTTGACAATATACTTGTCTGGCAACGAAAACGCTGCCAGTGCTGGTTCCTCATCTACTGCAAATATATTCATGCAATCTGTGATATGAATGATGAAAGGATCTTCTTGTTATTTGCCTTGCCTTTCAAGGATTTCTTGAATGCAGTGCGTATCTGACCCTTAGTAGCGTCCTCTTTAACATCAAACTCTACCTCTGTATTTAGATTCTTCTCAGAGAAAAAATAGATCTCCTGGTATCCTAGTATTGGAGCAGAGACTGTCTTGTTTCTTATCCATTCTCTATGAGCAGCAGCATACTTAGCACCAACCAACTCCATACCTAGGTATTGTGTCACATCACGTGAGGATGCAATCCTAAACCCTAAGAAATTACACTGTGGATACATTCCTTTAAGATATTGAAGCAATTGCTTAGTGAAACGTGGTCTACGTGTATCTACCTTGAATATCTTACCACTCTTACGATCTCTCAACTGTGTGTTGTGACTTAGAGATGCCCTATGGACACGTGTATCACCATTATATGTGGTCTCTCTCCACTTACCAGACCAGCATGCTTCTCCATCAGAGAGAATAGATACATGACACTTCTCAACACCATGCTTCCTCTGGAATGCAGGGACAATTGTCTTAAGGCATGCTATTGCTTCATTTAATGGAGTGCCACCCAACTGCATGTGTGGTGGAATCCTATCAGGTACTTGCTGGTATGCTTCCCAGTCACGTGAATACATTGATCCATAACGAGAATCAATAACAACAACAGTTCTCCATATCTCTAATGCATAAGTATCAAACTGTTGGTTGTTTAGACTACTGCTAAGGAAGTTTAAGAGATGGAAGTGCTCAGGTATGTGCAAGGTACCAGGTCGACCAGTATAATCTGGGTCTATACCATTAGTATTCCAGGTAGCATCAGTAACAAATGCCAATACATCAAATGGAATACCAACTCTACGACAGAAGAGACACAATGAAAGGACTTGCTTGTAAGTATCAAGCAAACATGAGGACATTGACCCTGACCAATCAAGTAAGAAGATTAAACCATGGTTTTTACCATCAGGTTTAACAGTTACCTTCTTAAAGAGGTCTTCATTCCAGAGATAAGAGTTAAGTTTATTAGTATCAATGACACCAGTCCTTGCTACTGTCTCCCTTGAGTATGCAGCAGCAGACTTCTTCATCTCAAACTCTTTTACAAGGTAATTTACCTCACGTGAGCAATCTCTTTTGAATTTCTTATACAAAGAGTCAGTATATGTCCAGTTACACTGGATATAGAAGTCATCATCTGTGTCTGTAAACTGTTTTGTACTGTAGAAATCAACAGTTTCCTGATGAATCCTATGTGGACTCACTACTACATCATCAATCTTAATATCATCAATCTCAAGGTAATCAACGTCAGCATATGCACCACCCTGTATATTCTTAAGACTATCACTTAAATTCTTATCAGTTATTGCTTCATCAGTCCCTTGGGATCCACCCATTCCTTTATTTTCATCAGTAGATTCACCAACATCACCCTCACTTACAGGCTCTGGTTGGGATTCCTGTTGTGACGGTTCCTCTTCTTCCTCTGGACCTGCCTGTGAAGGACCAGCATTGGATCCAGGTAAATCATCCAACTGGTCATCCTCTGTATCTGTCTGACCAGCATCGACGGTATCGATTTTCTCTTGTTTAGTCTGGTTCTCATACTTATAAATTGTTACTGCTGCCTGAATTGCTTCATCAAATGTCTCAGTCGCTCCTACAGCGTCTCTGAGAGGTATCTCAGCGTCATTAAATGGTATTAATGAATATGCTCCAACCTTATAGTATAGATTGATGCGGTCAATTAACTTGAGACTCTCAATCTTAATGTCTTGGATGCCAAAGAAGTCAGATTCATTGAGTTGCTGGTATCCTTGATAGAAATCTTTCTGAAGTCCAGGAAACTTACGCTTCATCAACTTCTCAATACGTGCGTCCTCGGTTACGTTTATATATGACTGTGGCACTTTCGCATCTGCCCACTCCTCATTGGGAGTAAACAGTGCATGTCCTACCTCATGACCAACCAGACAGTTATATACCCTGTCAGTTGCATCCCACATAGGGAGTTTCAAAATCCTCTTGTCCACATCGAAGGAAGCAGTCTCACAACGGCAGTGCTCCACGATGAGGTTCTCGGCAGCAAGCAGTTTCGCTAGTGTACCCTTAATCTCATTGTATTTGAAGCTGGAATGCATGTGTCTCTCGTGTGTATATGAACAGTATAAGACCCCCTAGGAGGTTTTGGGGGTCCAAGTAGACGCTTTTTTAACTGTCTGCGTCTTTCACGGGCGGACCTCAGTGCTTGAGGTTTCAGCGTCCGTTTAGCATCCTTCTTGCTATGATGCTGCCAGTTTGGAAAAATCATTGACCTTTGAGAAACGGAGTGTTGTCTTAAACTTATCAAGAAGTAGCTCTCCTTTATGAGAAATGACAAATAAGTTCACATTATCACCAAATTCCTTCAGAATCTTGAGTAATTCGTCAGTTGCTTGGTCATCCAGTGAAGAATCAAACACCTCATCCAGTATTAGTAGGTTAGTACTAGCAGAATTCTTGAGTTTTGCTATCTCTCTCCATGTAAAGAGGAGTGCTAGGTCAATCTTCTGCTTCTCACCCTCAGAAAAGGATGCATAGGAGAAATCATCACGAAATCTGGACTTAATTACCTCATTAAACTCCTCATCGAGGGTAAAATTAACGAAGAAGTCCATTGACTGCAAGTATTTATTGATTAACTGGTTAATTATAGGGATAAACTTAGATATAATCTTGGATTTGATGCCACCATCCTTCAATAATTCCTGCACTACCTTCAGGTCACTCATATCCTCATTAACTTTGGCACATCTCTCCTCTGTATCTGCTAATACAGTCTTAAATTCCAGGAGTTGTGTCTTCTCAGCAGCAATATCAGGTGCTTCCTTAATTATATCGGCCTTTAACTTCTTAAATTCTTTATCGAGACCCTTAGTTTCAGAATCAAATTCCACAATTTTCTTACTGTGTGCATTCAACTCCTTCATGGTCTTGTGTGCTCGGTTTAATGTGTCAGTTAGTATCGCTAGACCCTCACTAAACTTCTTCTCTCTTGATGATGCACCTGCAATCAACTCACTCTTGTCCTTTAACTCC